CCGCCTCGAGCTCCGCCGGCGCCGTGGCGACCTGGTGTCCCGCGCCGAAGTCGAGGCCGCCGCGTTCACCGCGGCCCGCACGGCCAGGGACAAGTTGCTCACCCTGCCCCGGCGGCTGGCCCAGGCGCTGGCCGCCACGGCCGACCCGTCGGAGGTGGAGAGGATCCTCGAAGCGGAGATCGACGAGGTTTGTCTCGAGCTCTCCCGACCGCCGGCGCCGGTGCGCGGGAAGGGGAATCGATGACCCCGAACAAACGCTTGCCGGACGTTCGATCGGATGCTACGGTTCTTCCGAACGCTACCGGCGGCCAACGCCCCGGAGCGCCGACGGTCTCGACGGGCTCAACGGCCCGCGGCCGTGCCGACGAAGAGCCCAACGGCTCGAGGCGCGCCAGACTGAGCGGGGAATCAAGGGCAGGGCGATCCCTGCCTTCCTACGCATCAGGAGGCGCCATGTCGGAAACCCCACTAACCCGCCGCACCACGCATCTCGGCCAGACCCGCGCCAGCGGCCCCGGCCGCGCCATCAAGGCGACCCTCTCCAGCGAGACCCCGGTTCCGACCGTCTATCCCGACGTTGGCCAGGTGCTCGAGATCCTCGACCACGGCCCGGCCTCGATCGACCTGGCCCGGGCCGTCAACGGCCGGCTTCCCTTGCTGGTCGGCCACGACCCCGCCGAGTTACCCCGGCCCGGCAACGTCGAGCACATCCGCCTGGCCGGGCGCCGACTCCGCGGGACCCTGCGGTTCGGCTCGAGCGATCGAGCGGCCGAGATCCTCGCAGCCATCGACGAAGGCACGTTGACCGAGCTTTCGATCGGCTACCAGGTGAAGGAGTGGAAGCAGGAAGGCACCGACCCCGAGTCCGGCCGGCCGATTGTGCGGGCCACGCGCTGGACGCTTTACGAGTGCAGTCTCGTCAACCTGCCGGCCGACGTGTCGGTTGGCGTTGGACGATCTCTCAGAAAGGAACAGATCATGACGACCAGGCCGAACATCATCGAGCCCGCCGGAGAACCGGAAATGACCAGGGACCAGCGCATGCGGTTCGTGACAGTTCAGCGAAGAGCTATGGAGCTGCTCGCCGCGCACGCGACCGGCCCCGAAGCCCCGGAAGTGGTTCGCGCGGTGAACGCCACGCTGGCGCGAGTGCTTCCGGACACGCGCTTGAGCGCGGACGAAGCCCTGGACCAGGTGTCGGAGGTGATCCTCCGGGCCATTCAGACCCGCGGCCCGGCCCAGCCGGGTTCCGAGGCCCTCGACGGCATGTCCAGCCGCGACCGTTCGCGGTACTCCGTGGCCCGCGCGGTGCAGTTGCAGGCGGAACGGACCCTTGGCCGACGGGAGCGGTTCGACGGCCTCGAGGCCGAAGTTCACGCCGAGTTGCTGCGAGGCCGGCCGCAGAGCTCCGAGGATCACGGCGGAATCCTGATCCCTTGGTCCATGCGGTCCGCGGATGACGGCTACGGCGGCCGGCGGACCATGGGAACGTTCCAGGCGACCGGCGGAGCAACCCTGGTCGGACAGCAGACCATGCCGGACATGATCGACATCTTGCGCAACAACGCCGCGGTGCTCGCGTCCGGCGCGAAGCTCTACACCGGGCTTTCCGGCAACGTCTCGTTCAACAAGGCGACGGCGGATCCAACGGTTTACTGGATGGACGAGAACCCGCCGGCGGACGTGCCACAGAGCGAGCCCGGCTATGGCTACGTGACCATGTCGCCGAAGACCCTCATCGGCCAGGTTCAGGTGCAACTCATGGTGCAGAGCTCGATCGACATCGAGAGCGACATCCGCGAGCGACTCGGGGCGAACCACGCGCTGAAGCTGGATCTTGCAGCGATCCACGGCCTGGGCAGCGACAAGCAGCCTATCGGCATCTGGAATCAGACGGGAGTTCTGGCGCACCCCTGCGGTGGTGTCCCGGACCTGAATGACGTGGTGACCATTCCCGCCCTGGTGGCCGCGAAGAACGCGGACATTGGCGCGTTGGCGTGGTTGACGACCCCGACCATGGCCGCGGTGCTCCAGCGGACCGCCGTTGTCGATGGGCAGGCGGTGTTCATCTGGAACGGGACCTTCCGCGAAGGGACGCTCAACGGCTTCCCGGCGAGGGCCACGAACCAGGTGAGCAGCACCCTCGGATCCGGCGCCGACGAGCACGGACTGCTGTTCGGGAACTGGCGAGACCTGGCAATCGGCATCTGGGGCAACGAGCTCGAGGTCGTCGTCGACGTCGTCACCCTAGCGGCCCGGGCGCAGATCAAGATCACCAGCTACTCCATGTGCGACACCGGCATCTTGCGGACCGACTCGTTCTGCAAGGGAACCGGGGCGAAGGTCGCGTAACAGTCTGGGGAGTCGGCCCGGGTGACTTGGGGATGGGCCACCCGGCCGGCCTCCGGGACCCCTGGGGCGAGAGTCGGGGAGTTCGGGCGCGTTCTCCCCGCTCTCCCCTGGGGGTTCGTTTCAACCGGCCCGGCCGGCGGGCCGCCAACCGCCTGGCCGGACCTTGGCAACATCTCGGGAAGGGAGACGGAACCATGAGCGCAGTTTGCACCCTCGAACAGAACCAGACCAGCATCGAGCGGCCGGCCTGGGAGCTCTTCGCCCGCTTCTGCAGCCACCCTTGGCCAGGCGCCGGAGCTCGTTGCGCTGGCCCTGGTGCGAGACCACCGGGACGACAACGCCATCTGCCTGAGCCGGGATGCCCGCCGGATCCTCGAAGGCGCCAGCGCGGACATCCGACTGCCGGGTTGACGAGCTCGCCCCGCGAGCCGATAATCTCTACCGGCCCGCCTGAAACGCAGCGGGCCGACCGGTGCGCGAACACCGGCCGACCCTTGACGGCTAACTCTTGAAGGGAGTCAACCGCCCATGAACGACCCTACCACCGCCCCCCGAATCACCGTGACCCTTGACCGCGAACTCTGGAACACGATTGAGCGACTGGCCGCCTGTTGGGGGAAGACCCCGGAAAGCTATCTCGCCTCGATGCTCACGACCTCCGCCGAAAGTGACCTCGAGGTGATCGGCACCGGCCTCCGGCAGGACGCCGAGTCGGCCCTTCAGCGGATCGAGGCAGTATGAGCTACGACAGCCGCGAGAAGAGCCGCCACGGCGGCCAGCCGGTTGAGGGATACCGGTTCACCAAGGGGACGGACTGTCTGGCTCTACACCTCGGCGGATCGCGCCCTGGTCCTGCCGGCCGGGACCTTCGCCCCGGAGACGATCGCGCGGAGTGCGATGGACTTCTCCCAGGAGGACACCGGGGAAACGCTCGAGGTAACGATGCCGCGGACAAATCCGGTCGCAGCCCTCTTCATCAACAGCCTGCCCTCCACCCCTGTTTGGCTGAACGTCTTTCGGGCTCACCGCGGGGACGAAGATCTGGCCGTGTCGGTGTTCTCGGGCCGCATCCTGCGGGTCAGGTTCGAGGAATCCGAGGCCATCCTCACCGCCACCGGCCTCATGGGCCTCCTGGGCCGCAACGTGCCGACGCTGGCCATGCAGACACCCTGCAATCACGTGCTCTATTCCACCGCCTGCGGAGCCGACCCGACGAGCTCGCGCGACCAGGTGACCGTCACCACGGTGACCGGTGTCACGGTGACCTCGGCCGACTTCGCCGCGCGGGCGGACCAGTGGTTTCGCGGCGGCCGACTCGAGGCCGGAGGGGAAACCAGGTTCATCGTTGACCACCAGGGGGACACGATCAAGTTGCTCTCCCCCCTGCCCGGGCTCGCGTCGCTGGACGTGGCTTGGGCTTACTGGGGCTGCGATCACCTCGAGGCCACCTGCCGGGACAAGTTCAACAACGTGGTCAACTTCCTGGGCTGGTCGCGCCTGCCGGGCCGGAACCCGTTCGTGGGGCGGATCGACGATGGTAAACGGGGTTCCGCCGGCCCGGGATCAGATGGATCAGGGGCGAGCAGCGGGCCATGGTGGTTGCGGCGCCGATGAATCCGCTCGAACTCGGTCGCGTATCCCGAGTCCCCGCACGGTGGCAGACACCGTTCGGGCGCTGGATCGCTGACTACACCGTTCCTCGCCTGGTCTCCGACCTGCAAGGCGACCCGGCCATCTCCGTGACCAGGTGGGCCGTCTATGCCTGGCTCGCTGGTCATCCGCCCCGTCCAGCCAGGGCCGAGGCCCTGGTGCGCCTCTCCAACGGCCGGCTCACGCTGGAGGACATCTATCGTCACGCAGACCAGGTGCGGGAGATCGAGGCCGCCGGCCGGGCCGCCGGGTGACCAGCCGGACCGGCCGGACCAATCGGGATAGGGGGCGGCGGTTC